TTCTGGTCTTGCGTCACGTAAAGCCTCTGCATCTGCTTTTTTTGGTCTGGGATCAAGTTGTGGATGTTTTTCTTCGTACTCATCTTTACCAACAAGCAAACCATTCCATTCTTTTCGTGTATCTTTGGTGCGATACCTAAAACCAGAACGATCAGAAATTACAAAAGCATTACTTCCATTTGCATATTTTGGCATTATCCAACCTTATAATAATCTAAACTTGGAGTAATAGTAAAAGATGATCTGTCTCTATCTTCTGCCATTGCTCTATCAAATTCTTCTTCATATGAAGTTTTTAATAATTGTATTCTATCAGGTGCACGTTTTAAAGATATGTAATAAGCTAATCCAGCAGCTAAACAAGGATAAAATCTAAATGGTATTTCTAAAGTATTTTGCATGGTATCAGCATCTTGTATCCTGGTGAGAGCATCATAATGTATAACATCTGTGCTATTTTCAGGTGCTGGCCATATTTTTAAATTAGGTGTTATTTGCCTATCAAGAAAATACTGTGTAGGTCTACCTGTCGTTGTTTTTGTTGGTATAGATAAATAAGTATCACGACTTATACGTGACATATTAAAATCTGTGCCACTTCGTCTAACAACAACAGACAAAACATCAATTACATCTGTGCCTAAAGTATAATCAACATCATCTGCTGTAAGTGCTTGTGTTCTTTGTTCAATTGTCCATTGATTAAGTCCACGATTAGCCCATTCTGCTAACATGATGTTTAATGATCTTTTTGCTGTTTTTAAATCGTAACCTGTTCGTATTTCTAAACCACATCTTTCAAATGCTTCTTCTATATAATCATCAACTGCTAGTTCAAAATCAGTAGAGCTTGATGTCGTCATATTTACCTCAAATCGTTTGCGATACAAAAATTAAAACTAATGAACATAATTGAGCGATAGCTAATACAACTATCGCCCATATTTTTTGGTTTAAAGATTTAATGTCCTCACGTAAATGAGCCAGATGATTATTCTCAATAGTATCTAATCTTTGATTAATAACTTTTATATCACCTTGTAACTTTGTAGACATTAATAACCTTTTCTTACTTGCATAATAATCGTGTAAGTATCTGCACTAGAGTGTCCAACAGTAGTAAACTTTATGTCACCGGTTTTACCACTACCAGAATTGTTTGGAATACCACCAAAAGATGTATAATCGTGATAACCAGATTGGTTTTCTCCTAGTTGTATTGCCAATACATCAGATGAAGCATCAAAAAGAATACTAACTTTCATACCTGTACATTGCCACCATATTTTCTCTATAGTTGCATCTGTACAAGCACGTCCACTTGCATCACCTTCTAAAGCACTTACATCAACTTTTGTAACGGCACTTTCACCTGTGCCGTCACTTATGTTAGTAAATTTTAAAACAGCCGTCTTTAAGCCATCTTGTATGGTTTGACTTGCAACTGTATCAGCCATGTTACCCTCCTAAAATACAGAGTATTCTAATTCAACTGTAAATCTTCCAGCAGTTACATCAGCATTGACTGTGGTTGTTGCTCTAGCATATAAATGAACATTGGCAACTGCGGCAGTTATGTTTGGAACAAATATATGATAGTTACCAGCAGTATCATTAAAATTAACATCTATTTCAGTAATAGATTGTGTAGCACTTAACTGCTCGTTAAATGATGTTACACCAGCACCTACTATTTCTGTACCACTTACGGCTGCGTTTGTAGCAGTACCACTTGTAGAACTTAGTGCTAAGTTACCAGCTAATGTTTGTCCAGCAGCAGTTGTAATACCAATTAAAGCTCTGTGTATAAAAATTTTAGATGGTGTAACTAAATCATCAGGAGCATCTACATTTAATGTTCCTAATTCTACTAAACAATCTCCATCTGCATAAGCAGTTGAAGCAGCGTCTGTCGATGCTAAAGTACCAGCAAAAGATTGAATCTTTCTTGTACCCATAGAAATTAATTGTCCAGTTGAATTAACTGAAAAACCAGTTTCTGTAATAGCACCAGTAGTTGAGCTTTCATTTATTACTTTAAAACCACTCTTTGATCGAATGGTACTCGAAAAAGTTGTATTAGCCATATTAATCTCCTTGTCTCGGCTATTGTCGAACTAAGTTGTTCGTCAAGGTTTTTTTTAAAGATATAAAAAAAAAGGCGACTTGTAAAGTCGCCTTTAACAATTGTTCGGTTTATTTAAGCACCTGGTGAACCAAATACACATCTTGGATCAGAAAATCCAAATGAATATCTTTCACGAGCTTTAAATCTCATATTGCCAGTTGTAAAGTCATCTTCCATTGAAGTAGCAAGAGGTGCTCTTTCAAAATGTATGAAACCTCTTGGTGCATCAGTTTTAATGAAAAACGCATCAGTATCTGTTAAGAAATGGTTAACTACATAACCTTCTGGTAGCATACCCATGTTCTTAATAGCGTTAACATCATTATCGGAAGTGCTTGGTCTTAGAGTTGACTCTAATAGACGATCAGCAACAAATTGTAGTTGAGGTGGAATAATAAGTTTCATTCCACGTAGTGCAATGATCATATTTCTCTCATCAACAAATGTTGAAATGTCAATTAAAGCGTTTTCTAATGAAGTTTCATTTAGATCAGCAGCCGTGCTTGGCTCGTTTCTAAATGTACCACCTCCACCTAGTGGATGATCAGTTGCACAAAGCTCCTTACCATCACCACCTGTGAATGAACTGTCAAACGCATTATTCAAAGTTGCCGCAGCTTTTACTTGTTTGCTGTGTGCCATAGAACGAGCCAATGCTCTTGTATATCTTGCACCTAATCTGTCGTACAAGTTATCTTCCATAGCTTCTTGCGTTAAAGCAAACGCTAATGCAATTGTTTCATGCGTATAACGTGCAGTGTAAACTTCATTTGCTGTGTCGAAATTAACTCCAGCACCTTCAGCTTTAGTTGGTGCGTTACCAAAACCTGATAACATCACTTCTTCTTCAAATGCTCTGTCAGAAGATTCTGTGTCGTAGATTTCTGCGTGTTCTGCATCATATCTATCATACTCCATTCCAAACAATGCGTTTAGACCTGGTTCTAGCTCTTTCGCTAGTTGTGCTCTACTTATCGCCATTATCTACCTCCTACGCTAAGCCTGCACCTTTTTGACCAAAAATAGAATTTTGGATCACAACGTGCACATTGGTTGCATCTGACGAAACATCAGAATTTTCAGGGTCTTGCGAAATGTCAATACATTTTAAAGGTAAACCAGCAGTTGTAGCACCAGTTGCTACATCTAACTCAGCACTAGAAATACCAGTAGTTGTACTACCACCACTTCCGTAATTGATGTCAAAGTTACCAAATAAATCAGCTATTGGAAAAGCTGCATTGCATTGAATTTCATAGATAACATTTGGGTCATCTATGATGAAAGCAATAATGTCAGAAGCATTAGTGCTTGCAGGATAGAAATTACTAAATTTCTGCTCCTTAGTTGTTGGGTCAGTATACTGAACACCATTGAATACGCCTACAATAGGAACTGTTCCACCATCAGCGTGTACTTCTACAGTGCCACCAGTGACTTGAGCTACCATGTCACCCTGAAAGATATTAGTTCCATAATTTGCAGCGATCCTATATCGGCTTTGTCCACCAGTAAAAGGCATACCACCTATTCTACCTACAGGACGCATACCAAAAGCGGCATCTTGATTTGCCATAATTGATCTCCTTATTTATCATCATTTAAATTTCGGTTAATCCCAAAGGAAACATTGCTGTTTCTTTGAGGTTTTAGTTTTGGCATGACAGGATTATTTTCTCTCATCCAATCACGATCTACCGCATCCATTTGAGTTTGCGTCTTATTTTCAAAATATTGCTTACGTTGTTCTACAATTTCATTTGGAACTCTTGCAAGTAATAATCCACCAGTGCCTATGACACCTGCATTTTTACCTTCATCAATTACAGGAGCATCAAAATCTGGATACTCATCTGCTTTAACAAGTTCATAACCTTCACGTCTTCTTTTGTGAATATTGTTTTTGTCGTCATATTCCATGACGGATTCTCTTATCCACCTATGAGTGTAACCAATAGGAGGTTCGGGAGCATCAAGTGCAGATGGTGGCTTCCAATCTTGTAACCGCTCTGTTTTTTCACGAGATTGCGAATCTCTGCTTTTTCTATCTAAATCAGCCATCATGTTCTCCTTGATTCTATTTTGGCAACTTCTTTTGCATATTTTTCAAGAGGAATATTCATCTTTTTTGCAAATGCTACCTGACCTGGTGATAATTCCACCGTTTTTTTCCGCCCTGATTTTACAGCCCGTCCATTGGACGTTGCAGGAGCAACAGCTTGGGCGTTTTGCCGTTTATCCTGAAACTTGTTTGGAAAACTATCTCTCATACGCTTATCTATTTCTGCGTAATATTCATCAGATGTTGGATCAAAACCCTCTGAACCAACTAATTGTTGATGTAATCCTTGAGCAGCACCTGTCATAATCATGTCGGTTCCAAACCATGTATTTGACTTCATCCATGTTTGCAATTTTGGATCAAGGTCTTCAACTTTAGGTGCTTGTTGTCTTTGAGGTACTTCTTTTTTCTCTGTTGGTTTTTGAGCATCTTGTTCAGCTCTAGCTTTTTGTATTCTAAGTCTTTCTTTTTCAATAGCTAATTTTGCCATAACATCTTGAGCTTCAGCCATTTTATCTGAATCACCAGCTTCATAGGCTTCTTTAAACAATCTTTTAGCTTGTTCAGTTTGACTATCAACACGAGTACCATACTCATTGATGTAACCTTTATCTAAATTATTTAATTTAGCATTAAGATTTTCATTTTCTTGTTTTGTTTGTTGTGCATATTGAAGAGCTGCTTGAGCTTCTTCCAACGCTTGTTTTCTTTGAGCTGTAAGTTGATTAATTCTTTTTCGAACTTTTTCACTATAATCTTCATGCTCGTCAGATTGTTCCTGAACATTTGTTCGGGTTTCTTCTTTTTCTTGAACAACTGGTATCTCAGGTTGAGATGTTTGTTGCTCTGCTTCTTCTACATCTACAGAAACAATTTCGTTTTCTTGTACTGAGTTTTTATTTTCTACGTTCATTTTTATTCTCCAATTCTGTTATACATAGGAAATATCACTTGGGTCAAGTATTGTTGCAATAATATTGTCATCATTTATCAATCTTACCTCTAAATTCTCAACTTTAAAGCGATTTCCAGAGTATCTTCCCATAAGCACCCAACTTTTCTCTTTGCACCAAGCACCTGTTGGGAATTTCCCAACATCTGTATAAGCATCTGGTCCTAGTTTTACAACATATGCTGCTACAGTTGCAAAACTTTCACGATCTCGTGTCGCATCAGGTATGAATATACCAGCTTTAGTTTGCGACTTCATGTAATAAGGTATAACAAGTATTCTGTACCCTACTGGTTGTGGAAGCCTTTCTAAGGCAGAGGGTTCTAATTTGGAAGGGTCTTTAGAATTTGGATTGTCTTCTAATTTAGGAAAACCTTTTTTGATAGCTTCAGGCACTTCCATTGTTGCTGCTTTTTTACGTGCATTAGCAAATCTTTCTGGCACGAATAATTTTTTAGCCATCTTCTAGCTCTATTCCTTTCATCGTGGCTTTTATTTCTTCTTCAGCGTAGGTCATGCCACGTATTTGACCTACAATGAACCGATAGTCCTCTATGGATTCTACCGTACCATTAGAGAGCGTAATCATAAAATCTTGTTTACGTTTTCTTATGTTCTTTAACAAATGTTCAGCTAGTTTTATTCCGTCCACTTTTTTTCCTTATAGCTTCTTTACCTTTTTTGAAGATGCCTGCAACTTGGGATTTACCCATGACTTTTGCTCTTTGCTCTCCAACGGTAAGAATTTGAATTTTTCTTGCATACGGTTTATTGATTTTTTTAACCTTTGCAACTGTTGCTCTTGCGTCAGATGGAGTTGCAAATTTAATGCTAACAGTGTCTTTAGGATTTTCATCCGTGTATAAACGTCTGCCACTTCCTTTAGGTTTTTTACCTGTTCCTACTTTTGGGTCTTTTCTTTTTGCCATTGTTAATAATACTTTTTAATGTTTTTGCCTGTGCAGCATGTTTCTTAGATGCTTTATTTAGTGCAGTCATAACCTTTTTAATTTTTCTAACAGCCATTACTTACCTTTCTTGTTTATCATTTGCAATCCTTGTTTACCGAACCTATAACCGAAGCTGCTTCCAATTATTATATACAACATGTTGGCGAACCAATTTGGAGTTGATTCCTCTAAAAATATAAACCCTTCTTTAACAAATGGTTGTGTCCAGGGCAGGAAAGAAGCCACAAGAATTGCCCCAAAAATTAGTGACCAAAATTCGTCCTTCCAACTTTCACCCATTTGATTTGTAAGAGCCTGCTCATTAAGAAAACTAGATGTAGCTTCTGTCTCATAGACCTTGGCTTCCGCTCTGGCTTTAGCTACTTTTACTTCTGTTTCTGCTTTCGCTTTTTCCACACGACCTTGCAACCATGTACCTGCCAAACTTGATATTGGCCCTATTATGCTCCCTAACATATTATTCTCCTATTTTGGTGGGGGGATTAATCTGCAAAAAAAATTTTATCACATTTTGTTTTAACAATAATCAAAGAAGCCTTTCTTTAGTTAAAGTTAAAATAAACAGACACCCCCCATAATTGGTGAGAAATGCTGGCACCCCTGCGAACATTTCTCATGATTTTAACATTTCCATCTTCTCCTTGCTTGTCGTAAACGACTATTCGGATCTTTGGCCGCCTTTGGAAACTTCTTCATCTGTCCTGCACTTCTTGCACAAAATGATTTACGTCTTTTAGCGGCTTTACTACCTGGTTTTACTTTTCCTGTTACGGCAGTTTTTAACTTACTGCCAGGATTATCTCTTCTATATCTAGCAACTCCTGCTTTTGTCATGCCAGCACCAGATTTAGTAGAACGAAAATATTTTTTGGTTTTTGGTGGTTGTTTATCTCTTTTTCGTGCCACTCTTTTTTCTCCTAGCCGCTTCTACTCTTCTTGGTTTACCTGCTGGCTGACCTAATCTTTTCTTTTGAGCGATTCTTTTTG